GTAGACCTCGTGGGGCGGGATCTGGTTGATGATCCTCTGGTAAACGCCGCTGCCGGCTTTGCCGCCTGGGTAGGGCATGGTGCGGTACTCGGTCGCAGGATTCGACGCCGCTCGAGCGAGCTGCTCAGGTCGCAGGATCGGGCGGCTGGTGATGAGGTCCATGGTCGCAGGATTCTGCGACGTTGTCAAGTGCTGACCTTGCGGACGCGGTGAACGTGACGCCACAACCGTGGCATGGCCAAGAAAAAAAAGACCGAACTAAAGCCACCCAAGCGCAAGGCGCCGTCGCCCAAAAGGAAGCGACCGACGCCGCCCGTAAATCCGCCGATTGCACCGCCACCGATTGCCCCATCGGCCACGTCTCGAAGCGACTACCAACGAATTAAAGAGGAAGCCGCCGAGCGCCGCCGTGATGCCTCGAAGGCCGGGCGCGACATCGGCGAGCTGCCGCCGGTGAAGGATCCGCAGCGGAAGGCAGCGGCGCTCGCGTGTTTCGTTACCTTCTGCAAAACCTACTTTGCCGGACGGTTTTATCTGCCCTGGTCGGCGGATCAGCATGAGGTTGCCGGCGAGATGGAGCGCGTGGCCCTGCACGGCGGGCAGTTGCCGATCGCGATGCCGCGCGGGTCAGGCAAGACGGTTCTGAGCGAGGCGCTATGCCTCTGGTGCGTGCTCAAGGGCATCCATCGTTTCGTCATGCTGCTGGCGGCATCGAAGCGGCATGCCCTCGAAAGCATTTCGGCGGTCAAGGCGGAGCTCGAAACTAACGATCTTCTGTTGGAAGATTTTCCCGAGGCCTGCTTTCCGATCCGGGCCCTGGAAGGGATCACGAATCGGTGCCTGGGCCAACTCCACAACGGCGAGCGTACGCGGATCGGCTGGAAGACGGAAGAGATCGTGTTGCCGACGATCCCGGGCAGTCCGGCGTCTGGAGCCATCTTTCGGGTGTCAGGCATCACCGGCTCCGGCGTGCGTGGGCCCAAGTTCACCAGGTCGGACGGCCGCACGGTGCGTCCGTCGCTTGTAGTTCTGGACGACGCGCAAACTGATGAATCTGCGGGTAGCGATGCACAGACGGAGAAGCGGGAGCGGCTTGTATTGGGCGCCGTCCTGGGGATGGCGGGCCCAGACGACAAGATCACGCTCGTGAACCCGTGTACGGTGATTCGGCGCGGCGACCTGTCCGATCGGCTGCTGACGCGGTGGAACGCGCGGCGGTACAAGATGGTCTACGCGTTCCCCACCAACATGGGTTTGTGGGAGGAATACGCAACCAGGCGGGCCGACGAAAAGCGCAACGGCGGGGACGGCAGCGGCGCCACGGAATTCTACAAGCAGCACCAGGAGGAGATGGACGCTGGGGCGGTGGTCGCGTGGCCCGAACGCAAGCCTGGCGCGTGGTCGGCCGTCGAATACGCCATGTCCCTTTACTTCGAGGACAAGGCCGCGTTCTACGCAGAGTACCAGAATGAACCGCTCGAGGAGCAGCTCGGCGAGGGGCAGCTCGTTGCGATCGTTGTGGCGGCAAGGGTGATCGAGGTGGCACGCGGCGAGGTGCCGCTCTGGGCGACGCGGCTGACGGCGTTCATCGACGTGCAGGGGAAGCTGTTGTACTGGCTGGTTGCTGGCTGGGCGGACAACTTCACCGGCCAGATTGTGGACTATGGATCCTGGCCCGACCAGGGTCGGCGTTACTTCACGCTGGCCGATGCGCAGAAGACGCTCAGCCGGGCATTCCCGGGCGGCCTTGAGGCGTCGATCTACGCCGGCCTGGGCAAATGTGCGGAGCACGTAATCGGTCGAGAATGGAGACGGCAAGGTGGCGCCGGCCTCAAAGTGGAGCGGTGCCTGGTCGATGCGAACTGGGGAAAATCGACGAACACAGTTTACGATTGGTGCCGGCAGTCGGTTTACGGGGCAATCGTGATGCCGTCCCACGGTCGCTACGTTGGGGCCGCGTCTAAGCCATGGCATGAGTATCAGAAGCGGCCAGGTGAGCGGCTGGGGCTGCACTGGCTCATCACAGCGGCGGAGAACAAGCGGGCGGTGCGGCACGCACTGGTCGACGTCAATTGGTGGAAGAGTTTCGTGGCCGAAAGGCTCAACACGCCGATCGGGGCGAAGGGGGCGCTCACGTTGTTCGGCAGCAAAGGCGAGGATCACCGAATGCTCGCTGATCACTGGACGGCGGAATACGCGGTGCGGACAAGTGGACGCGGGCGCGAGGTGGACGAGTGGAAAATGCGGCCATCGTCGGGCGAGGAGAATCATCTGTGGGACTGCGCCGTCGGAGCAGCCGCGGCTGCGTCGATGCTCGGTGTGCAGTTGCTCGAGCAGGTGACCGCGGGCAAGTCAACGAAGCCGCGGCTCAGCAATGCGGAGAAGCAGCGGCGGCAGTTGGAAGCGTGGGAGCAGAGGAAGCGGGCCGGGTGATGGGTTGGTCGACGGGTTGCACCGCTGCGCGGAATGCGGCGATTTCTTTGTCCTGCCTTTCGTGCCATTCGCGAAGCACGCGGCAGTTTGGTTCATGGCGGTCACCTTCGAGGATGCCGCAGTCGGGGCATTTCCAAACGCCGTCGGGCGTCGAACGCTCATGCCAATGTGTGAGTGTACGTGTGAGGCGTTGCACCTGGGCGTACTTCTCCACGACGATCGCTATGAGGCATTGCTCCCACGTCAGGCTTCCATCCTTCCAATAGTGCAGCACGCCAGCGATGGTCGGATCGACGCGCGCAAGCTCCAAGATCGCTGCGGGGCACTGCTTCGCAGCGTGGGCGTTTTGTCCCCCCGCCTGCGCGCGAGCGGACATTTCGTAGGCATACTTATCCGACCACCAAAAACGTGGCTCGGTCGATTTTGGTGCGGACATTTGATTCTCCCGAACGCAAAAGGTAGTCCAGCCAGAATCGAACTGGCACTTGCGAAAATCGATCCAACGAGCGTCCCCGAAGATCGATAGGCGATCGAGCTGGAGCGACCAACCGTCACACCTTCGCCGTGCGGCCACTACACCATGATGGCCATCCTTTTTCGTGCTGACATTCCTTTTTGCACTTCAAGCATTGTAGCCTCGGTGGCATGGCGGATGAAATCCAAGACGAGCTGCTCGAGCTGGCGCAGAACCCGCTGAAGATGACCGGCGACGGCGGCGACGTCGTCGAGCGGCCGCTTGTTGATTTAATCAAGGCCGATCAGTATTTGCGCGCGAAGACGGCGGCCGAGAAGGCACATCGCGGGATCCGGATCACCAGGTTAGTTCCACCCGGGGCAGATTGATCCCGACCGCCTGTCGGCGGTGGGTTTGAGGTGTCTGCATGTTTGGATGGGTGCGACGCTGGTTTGGCGGGAAGGCTCAGGCCTCGGCGCGGCCGAGGCAGAGCTACGACGCCGCGCGCACAACGGACCACAATCGCAAGCACTGGCAGAATGCGGATGCGTTGTCGGCGCGGGCGGCGAACACGCCGGCCGTGCGCAAGAAAGTGCGCGAGCGGGCGCGCTATGAACGGGCGAACAACCCGTACCTGCAAGGCATGGTGCAGACACTGGCGAACGATTTGATCGGGACGGGGCCGCGCTTGCAGCTTCAGAGCGACCCGCTGTTGGAGCCGACGCTTGAGAAGCGGTTGGCGGCATTGCAGCGGGCGCGGGACATGCGGAGGGTCGAGCGTGCCTTCGGTCAGTGGGCGCGGGCGATCGGGCTGGCGGAGAAATTGCGGTGCATGCGGATGGCCAAGGCCGTTGACGGCGAGGCCTTCGCCATGTTGACGACGAATCCGGGCGTGCAGAATTCGGTCAAGCTGGACGTGCAGGTGTTCGAGTGCGACCGGGTCGATGATCCGCTGTTTGGCGGCAGCATGGATCCCAAACAACAGGACGGGATCCGCTTCGATGAACACGGCAATCCGAGCCAATATTTCGTCTACGACGAACATCCCGGAGATCTGATCAACTTCAGTTCGAGCGGCCGCTGGATTGGCGCCAGGTTTGTCCTTCACTGGTATCGAAAAGATCGGCCAGGCCAAACGCGTGGCATTAGTGAATTCATGTCGTCGCTGCCGCTGTTTGGCCAGCTCCGAAGGTTCGTGCTGGCGACGTTGACGGCGGCCGAGACGGCGGCGGACTTCGCGGCTGTGCTGGAAAGCCCGGCGCCGGCGAATACGGACGACGATCCTGCGCTCGGCCAAGAAAACCCGGACGATGACTTCAAGCCGCTGGAGATCGTGCGCGGGATGATGACCCAACTTCCGGCGGGAACAAAGGTCAACCAAGTCGAAGCGGAACATCCGGCGACGACGTTCGAGATGTTCGAAACGCAGCTCCTGAAGCAGGTGGGGCGGCCGGTCAACATGCCTTTCAACGTGTCGGCGGGCGACTCGTCGAAGCATAACTACGCGTCGGGGCGCCTGGATAAACAGGGGTACTACAAGTCGCTGCGCGTGGAGCGGTCGGATTGCGAGACCGTCGTGTTGACGCGGATCGTTGGGGCGTGGCTGGACGAAGCGATCATGGTGCCGGAGCTGATTCCGACCGCGCTGCAGCGCGACGTGTCGGACCTGCAGCTCGCCTGGTTCTGGGACGGCTGGGAGCATGTCGATCCGGTCAAGGAAGCGAAAGCGGCCGAGACGGACGTGAAGAATCGTTTGCGGTCGCGGACCGAGATCTGCGGCGAGCGGGGCGTCGATTGGGAAGAGCAAGTGTTGCCGCAGTTGGCGCGAGAGGAAGAGCTCTTACGCGAGCGGGGCCTGGACGTGGCGCCGGCGTTGGGAACGCAGCCGGCGGCGGACGCTGGCGATGAAGATGAAGTCGCCGAGCGCGAGGAGGAGATGGCGCATGCGGCTTGATGCTCCCATCCTCTTCCGGGTGCCGGTGTTCGCTCGGCTGGATGAGTACGTCGGCGTGTGGGCGATCGAGGCCCAGGCGGCGACGGCGCTCCTGGAGTGGGCTGGGCGAGCGGACCTGATGCTGCACGTGAAGCAGGGTCAGGAGGCGCCGCCGCAGCCGCGGTCCCAGGTCGAGATGGTGACTGCGAAGAACGGCAAGAAGATCGCCGTTGTGCATGTGACGGGGCTGCTCATGAAGCAAGTGCCGTCGATGACGGACGGCAGCTCGACGATCCAGCTCCGCCGGGACATTCGGAACGCAGCACACGATCCAGACGTGGCGGCGATCCTGCTGGCAGTCGATTCGCCGGGGGGAACGGTGGCGGGAACGGATGACCTCGCCCGTGAAGTGCGGCTGGCGGCCAAGCAGAAACCGGTGTGGGCCCAGATCGAGGACATCGGCGGCAGCGCGGCCTACTTTGTGGCGTCGCAGGCCGACAAGATCTTCGCCAACAGTCGGTCCGCGTTGGTGGGCTCGATCGGCTCGCTGATGTGTTTTTACGACCTTTCGGCCAAGGCGGACAAGGAAGGGATCAAGACGCTGGTGTTCGCGACGGGGCCCCTCAAGGGGACGGCGATGCCGGGGAGCGTGATCACCGAGGAGCAGCAGGCTTACTTGCAGGGGATTGTGGAGCAGAGCCAGCTCACGTTCGACGACGCGGTGAAGAAGGGTCGGGGGCTGAGTGAGAAGCAACTCGCCGCGGTGCGGACCGGTGGCGTGTTCGTGGCGCCCGAGGCCTTGGAGAAGCGGCTGATCGACGGGATCCAGCCGCTGGAGACGACAATCGATCAGTTGGCCTCAGCGGCCAAGCAGTTTCATCAAGTCAAAGCGAAGGGCACAGTCATGGTTCCGGAACAAGTGGCAGCGGTTGTCGTGCAGACGCCGGCGGTGGCGACGGTTGCGAAGCCGGTGCAGACGGCGGAGCAATACCTCGAGCAAATGGCGGCGGCAGCCGATCGGGTGGCGGAGATCCACGCGATCTGCGTGCAACGCGGCAACCCGACGATCGAGGTCAATGGCAAGCGGGTCGGGCTCGAAGGCCATGCGCTCCGCAACAACTGGAGCCTGGACAAGGTGAACCTCGAAGCGCTGCGGGCGGAGCGGCCGGCGGGGGCCGGGTCGGGCGGCAATGGGTCGCAGCGGACGGAACTGAGCCGGGCGGCGATCGAGGCGTCGATGTTGATGTCGGTCGGCGTCGGTGAGGACAAGCTCGGCAAGTGGTACGGGCAGCAGGCCGTCGACCAGGCGTGCAGCAAGGAGTATCGCGGGTTCGGCCTCCATGCGCTGATGGCGAACGTGATCACCGCGGCCGGCGGCTACTATCGGCCGGGGCAATACGACAACGAGTTCATCCGGGAGGCGTACCGGGCGGATAAGGTGCTGATGTCGAGCGGGTTCACGACGCTGAGCCTGACGGGCATCCTCGCCAACGTGGCGCACAAAGCGTTGATCGCTTCGTATCAGGGCATTGCGGTGACCTGGCCGCATTTCTGCGCGATCCGCAACCACAGCAACTTCAAGATTCACTCCCGGTATCGGCTCGATTCGACCGGGTCTTTCAAGAAGGTCGCGGCCGACGGCGAGCTCCAGCACATGGGTCTGAGCGATGCGACCTACACGAACCAACTGGCCACGTACGGCACGATGATCGTGCTGACGCGCCAGATGCAGATCGACGATGACATGGGCGCGTTCACGCAGTTGCCGCAGATGCTGGGCCGGATGGCTGCGAACCGGCTGGAAGAGGCGGTCTGGGTGCTCAAGTTGTCGAACCCGTCGAGCTTCTACGCGACGGCCAACCGCAACTACATGACCGGGGGCAGCTCGGCGTTGTCGATCGACAGCTTGACGACGGCCAAGCAGAAGTGGCTGGACCAGGTCGACTCGAACAACAAGCCGATCTTGGCGGTGCCGCGGAAGCTGGTGGTGCCGTCGACGCTCGATCGGACGGCGTTCAATCTGCTCAAGGAAGACAAGATCATCGACGGCAGCAGCACGAAGCAGCCGGCCCGGAACCCGCACGCGGGGACGCTGGAGACGGTTACCGCCACTTACATCAACAACACGAACATCAAGGACCAGGACGGCGCCGCGATCACGGGGCAATCGAACACGCGCTGGTACCTGGAAGGCGACCCGAACGATCGGGCAGCGATGGGCGTGGCGTTCCTCAACGGTCAGCAGATGCCGACGGTCGAAAGTGCCGAGACGGACTTTTCGACGCTGGGAACGCAAATGCGGGCTTTCAGCGATTGGGGCGTCGGCATGGAAGAGACGGTGGCGTCGGTGATGTCGGACGGGGCCTAAGAGGCCAGGTTGGGGCGGGAGAACCACACCGAGCTGGGAGTCCCAACGACGATCATTGCATAGCAGGCAGGTGGCGGATGTCGGCGCAGGACAAAAAGAAGAGGTGCGATCAGTGCGAGTATTTTGAGGCGATCGGGCGCAAGGCGGGGGAATGCCGGCGGTTTCCGCCCGTGCTGGCGATCATCGAGGTGGCGGGCATGGAGCCGCCGCCGGGAAGCCCGCGGCGGGCTGCCTGGGAGGGCGGGCGGAAGGCTCTCAAAATGCAGACGGCAATCTATCCGCCGGTGGAGCTGGATTGCTGGTGCGGCGAGTTCAAGGCGACGATTCATAAGGACAGGTGAGACATGGCTCAGACAGCAACGAAACGGCTCGCGTCCCGGGGCGCGAAGATCGACTACACGCCGGCCGCCGCGGTGACCGCCGGCGATGTCATCGTGCTCGGCTCGCTGGTGGCCGTGGCGGAGTTGGACATTGCCGCCAATGCGCTCGGCGCGCTGGCGATCGAGGGGCCGTTTGACGGCCCGAAGGATGCATCCACGTTTGCCGCGGGCGATCCGTGCTATTGGAACCCGACCGGCGATCCGACGGTGGGGACGGCCGGCAGCGGCTGCTGGACGTCAACCGCGACGGGAACCCATTTCGGCGGCACGGTGATTCTGTGCGCGATCGTGTTGGGGGCGACGTACGGGTTTGTCGAGCGGCTGTTCACGCTGCCGCTGCGGTTGTGGAGGAGGGCGCGGCAATGG